CTGGTGTTCATTCAAAAACAAAGACATCAAAGCTGAAAGACTCTAAGAATTATAAAAAAACATATAAAGGTCAAGGAAGATAATGAAATATATTAATTACATCGCAACATCAATACTGTTATTATTCATGCCTATATATGGTTTACTTGTGGCAGTTGGAGCTTCTATAATATTAGATACATTTACTGGTATATTTAAAAGTATTAAACTACATGGTTGGTCTAGTATAAGAAGTAGAAAACTATCAAATGTGATAAGTAAAATGGCGTTATATGAAATATGTATAATGTTCTTATTCCTTATGGACAAGTATGTATTGAATGAGTTTGTTAAACATGCATTTGGTTTTGATTTTATGTTTACAAAGGTTTGTGCGATTGTATTAATATTTGTAGAGCTTGTATCTGTTAAAGAAAATATAGAGGAAACATTTAGCATTGATATATGGGCATTGTTAAAAAAAGCATTGAATAGAGCTAAAGAAACTAAAGACGATATAAATCAATTAACAAGCTAATGCAATTATCTAAAAATCTATCACTAGCTGAAATGACCATTAGTTACGAAGCAAAGAGAAGGGGTATTATTAACACTCCTACTGAGGATCATTTGGCTAATATGAAAAAGCTATCTGAGAACGTATTTCAGCCCATTAGAGAGCACTTTAAGTCTCCGATACGTATATCCTCAGGTTACAGAAGTTTGGCTCTTAATAAGGCTATAAAAGGCGCCGCAACAAGTCAACACTGTTCAGGCGAAGCTATGGATATTGATATGGATGGGACAAGCATTACAAATGCTCAAATATTTAATTATATAAAAGATAATTTGGTATTCGATCAATTGATATGGGAGTTTGGTACAGATAAAAATCCAGATTGGGTTCATGTATCTTATGAATCAACTGGAAAGCAAAGAAAACAAATACTTAAAGCAATAAAGAAAAATGGCAAAACGTCTTATATTAATATTTAGTGTGTTACTATTATTTTCTTGTGCGTCAAGAAAAGTAGCTATTGTAAAAGAGGATATTAAAACTACAATTGATAGCAGCGCTGTTGTAAAAGTTGATGGTACATATGTAAAAGAAAACAACATTATTGCAGAAGAGTGTGAAGATGAGATAGAATACAAGCCATTAGACTCATTAAAGCCGATGGTTGTAGATGGTAAACAGTATATAAATACCATCATAAAGTTAAAAAAGAAGAAAAGCATTAAAGTAGATAAAACCAAGGTATCAAATAAAGTATCTTCTGTAAAAAAGTTAAATGTAAAAAGAGAAGATAAAAAAAGTTCCTTTGACAAGAAAGTTGATAAGAAAGCTAATTATTTTGTATACCTATGGTTGCTACTTATTCCAGCTATAATATACATATATAAAAGGATTATAAAATACTCTTTAATATAAGCAAATATTAACATACCTTATAAACAAGTGATTTATATAAGTATTAACAATTAAAATATAATCAAATGAAAAAAGTTACAGATTTAGTAGAAGAAGCTACAAACCTTATTGAGAAAGAAGAACTTACAAAGTTGCAAACATTAGTAGGTAATTACAATGCTTTGCAGATGAAAGTTGGGGAATTAGAAGTGAACAAAGCCGATCTTTTAGGCAATGTGTTTAACATTAAAAATGAATTAGGAAAGTTCCAAGACGAATTAAAAGACAAGTATGGAGATATCATTATCGACATCCAGTCAGGAGAGTTTAAAGACACCCCGAAACAAGACGCTAATGAACCTAATTCGTAAGATCAGTATAGGTAGAGATTATAAAACAGATGCGATGCATTACTCCGTAGGTCAAGAGGTTTACGGAGGGCATACCATCTGTAGCATACTCGAGGAGGAAGAAAAGTACTCTATATACATAAATAAAGAAGAAGAAATAATGCCATGGAAAGATTTTCTAAAAACTATGGCTATATCGGTTGAGTATAATTTGAATTACTAATGAGAGGCATATTTAACTTCTTTATAGAACCTAAAGGAGAAAGATACACTAATAAGAAAGATAATAACGGTAATGAGTTAATCCTTAACACGGAATTACAAAATCACAGTTATTCAAATAGAATAGGTATTGTAAAGTCTACGCCATTAGCTTATGATACGCCGATATCCGAAGGAGATGAGGTTATTGTGCATCATAATGTGTTTAGAAGATTCCACGATATTAGAGGAGTTGAAAAAAACAGTAGAAGTTATTTTGACGAAGACACTTATATTGTAAACGACGATCAGATTTTCATGTACAAAAGCATCGGCAATGATTGGATAGCTACAGATGGTTTCTGTTTTGTTAAACCATTAAAAGAAACTAAACAATTTGCTGATACATATGAAAAGCCGTTAATAGGTATCGTAAAATACAAAGACAAAAATAGTTCTGGATTTAAAGTTGGAGACTTAGTGGGATTCTCTCCTAGTTCAGAATATGAGTTCATAATAGATGGACAACGACTATATAGAATTCCAAACAAATTTATTACAATCAAATATGAATACAAAGGAAACGAAGTCGAATATAATCCAAGCTGGACATAAAGCTGTGCTTGAATTAATCAAAGTAGCTGAAGAAGCTATTTTAGATAATGGAGATGATGATTTGTCTGCAGATAAATTGAAGAATGCTGCCGCAACAAAGAAGCTAGCTATATTCGATGCTTTTGAAATCTTAAGTAGAATTGAAGAAGAGCAACGTATCCTTGACGACAAACCAAAAGAAGAAGTTGAAAACAAAGTATTCAAAGGGTTTGCGGAAAAAAGATCTAAGTAATGTACGAACAATCATTATGCAAGGTAGTTGAACCTATAAAACTGTCTACTATATCTAGGCTTAACAAAGCAAAGAAATGGCAGTATGGTTACGACAGAGAGAATGACATTGTAGTTATAAGTAAGACGGGGCAGATAGGCGAGATATATGAGATTCAAAATTTAAGAATAGCTTTACCTCCTGCTCCTAAAACTATTGATAAAGGAAATAACAAATGGGCTCCGGGGGACTACCCTAAAGAGTTAAAACCAGTTAAGAGTATATTTGACTGGAGAGACTATCCAGATAGTTTTAAAGAGAAATGGGAAGTCTATATAGACGAGCAATTCAGAAGACGTGATGAAGGTTTTTGGTTCATGAATAATAATGTACCAACTTATATTACCGGAACACATTATATGTATCTACAATGGTCTAAGATTGACGTTGGTCAACCTGATTTCCGTGAAGCTAATAGAATATTCTTTATATTTTGGGAAGCTTGTAAAGCAGATACTAGATGTTATGGAATGGCTTATTTAAAGAACAGACGTTCTGGATTTTCATTTATGGCATCTGGAGAAACTGTTAACTTAGCTACAATATCAAGTGATGCTCGTTTTGGTATATTATCAAAATCAGGATCCGATGCTAAGAAAATGTTTACCGACAAGGTCGTGCCTATATCTCTTAATTATCCGTTTTTCTTTAAACCGATACAAGATGGTATGGATAGACCTAAAACTGAATTAGCTTATCGTATACCTGCATCGCGTTTAACAAGGAAGTCATTACAATCGAAAGATAGTCAAGAAGCTTTAGAAGGATTAGATACAACAATTGACTGGAAGAATACAGGAGATAACAGTTATGATGGTGAGAAACTAAGATTATTGGTTCATGATGAAAGTGGTAAGTGGGAAAAACCTGACAACATATTAAACAACTGGCGAGTTACAAAAACGTGTTTAAGATTAGGTAGCCGTATTATTGGTAAGTGTATGATGGGATCAACATCAAATGCTTTAGATAAAGGAGGTGATAATTTTAAGAGCTTATATAATAGTTCTGATGTAACAAAGCGAAACCGAAACGGTCAAACAAGATCGGGTTTATATTCTTTGTTTATTCCAATGGAATGGAACTACGAAGGTTTTATTGATCAATATGGGCATCCAGTATTCAATACTCCAAAGCATCCTGTTTTAGGACCTTCTAGTGAGCTAATTGAGATTGGAGTTATAGAACATTGGGATAATGAAGTTGATGGCTTAAAAGGAGACCAGGATGCTTTAAACGAGTTCTATCGTCAGTTTCCAAGAACAGAAGATCACGCTTTCAGAGATGAGGCTAAAAATAGTATATTTAATTTATCAAAGATATACGAACAAATAGATTATAATGGAGATTTACGCGCTTCGTCATCAGTGACAAGAGGTAGCTTCTCATGGGAAAACGGTATAAAGGATTCGAGAGTTAGATTTGATCCAAATCCATCTGGTAGATTCTTAGTTAGCTGGGTTCCTAGTTATAATTTACAAAATAGACAAATAGTAAAAAATGGATTCAAATATCCTGGTAACGAACATATCGGAGCATTTGGTTGCGATAGTTACGATATATCAGGAACAACAGATGGTAAAGGATCTAAAGGGGCTCTGCACGGTTTAACAAAGTTCTCAATGGAAGATGCACCGCCGAATTCATTCTTTTTGCAATATATAGCTAGACCACAAACAGCAGAGATATTTTTCGAAGATGTTTTAATGGCATTAGTATTTTACGGAATGCCAATACTAGCAGAGAATAACAAACCAAGACTATTATATTATCTAAAAAGAAGAGGTTACCGGGGTTATTCAATGAATAGACCTGACAAAGTTTGGAATAAGTTATCAGTTACCGAGAAGGAAATTGGAGGTATACCTAACTCGTCAGAAGATATCAAGCAAGCGCACGCTGCGGCAATTGAAACTTACATACAAAAATATGTTGGTTTAAAACCTGACGGAGATTATGGCGATATGTATTTTAACGACACATTAAATGATTGGTCTAGATTTGATATAACACAAAGAACAAAGTATGATGCAACGATCAGTTCCGGGTTGGCTATAATGGCATGTAATAGACATATGTACCATCCAGCAGCTGAAGTGCAAAAAGATAAAGTAAGTTTAAATTTCGCTAGATATTCAAATAGCGGTTCACAATCGAAAATAATAAAGTAATATATGGCTGAGTCAGTTATAAAGAGTATTTTTCCAAGTCAGGTTGCGAGTGATAACGAAAAGATGTCACTAGAATACGGGCTTAAAGTCGGTAGAGCTATTCAAGACGAATGGTTCAAACTAGGCTCCGGGTCCTCGAGATTCAAAAACAACCAAAACACATTTCACTCATTAAGGTTATACGCAAGAGGAGAACAATCTGTACAAAAGTATAAAGATGAATTATCTATCAATGGTGATTTATCATACTTAAACATAGATTGGAAGCCTGTGCCTATTATCCCTAAGTTTGTGGATATTGTTGTTAATGGAATAGCTGACAGAGCATACGATATAAAAGCATATTCACAAGATCCATATGGCGTTAGTAAAAGAACAGCTTATATGGAATCTATCATTCGAGATATGCAAACGCAACAATTAAATAACTTTGTTGCTGAGAATTTAGGTATTAATCTATTCGAAAACGAACCTGATAAATTACCAGATTCACAAGAAGAATTAGAGTTACACATGCAACTTACTTATAAACAACAAGTTGAGATTGCAGAAGAACAAGCTATCAATACAATATTAGAAGGCAATAGATATATCTTGACGAAAAGAAGATGTATTTATGACTTAACAACAATAGGTATTGCGGCTGTAAAGAATACATTTACATTAACAGAAGGAGTTAAAGTTGAATATGTAGATCCAGCAAACCTTGTATATTCTTATACGGATTCGCCGTATTTTGAAGATATATATTACGCTGGGGAAGTTAAGCATGTCCCAATTAACGAATTAAAGAAACAATTTCCTGAATTAACAAATGCTGATTTAGAAGATATATCTAAACAAGGTTATCAAAACGGTAGAGTATACGATGTTACATTAGCAAATTATTCAGAAGCGGATTCAAACGTTGTTACATTGTTATACTTTAATTACAAAACCTACATGAACGAGGTTTACAAAGTTAAAGAAACCGCAACCGGAGCAACTAAGATAATTGTAAGAGATGATCAATTCGATCCACCAATTGAAGAATTTGAAGCGCAGTTTGGTAAAATGTCAAGATCGCTTGAGGTTTTATATGAAGGTGTTTTAGTTGTTGGTACTGACAAGTTATTAAAATGGGAGATAGCTAAAAATATGATGCGTCCTAAGAGCGACCATACTAAAGTAAAAATGAACTATAGCATTGTTGCGCCTAGAATGTACAATGGAAGAATAGAATCATTAGTAGGTAGAATTACTGGTTTTGCTGATATGATTCAAATCACTCACTTGAAATTACAACAAGTATTATCAAGAATGGTTCCTGATGGTGTTTATTTAGATGCTGATGGTTTATCTGAGGTTGATTTAGGCAATGGCACAAACTACAATCCTAACGAAGCGCTTAATATGTACTTCCAAACAGGATCGATTGTTGGTAGATCTTTCACTCAAGAAGGAGATATGAACCCTGGTAAAGTGCCAATCCAAGAAATTAATACTGGTAATGGTAGCGGTAAAATGCAGAGTTTGATTCAAACTTACAACTATTACATACAGATGATTCGTGATGTTACTGGATTGAATGAAGCAAGAGACGGTTCATCACCTGATTCTAACGCTTTAGTAGGAGTTCAGAAATTAGCTGCTGCAAATTCAAACACAGCAACTAAGCATATATTACAAGGGGGATTATTCTTAACATCGGAATTAGCAGAAGGTATATCACTTAGAATATCTGATATCATTGAATACTCGCCAGCTAAGGAAGCTTTCATACAAAAGATTGGTGGTCACAATGTAGCTACACTGCAAGAGATGGAAGATTTACATCTTTATGATTTTGCAATATTTATAGAGCTTACGCCAGACGACGAAGAAAGACAAATGCTCGAAAACAATATTCAAGTAGCTTTAGCGCAACAAGGAATAGATTTAGAAGATGCTATCGACATCAGAGAAATTAAAAATCTTAAGTTAGCTAATCAAGTGCTTAAACTTAGAAGAAAGAAAAAAGTACAAAGAGATCAGCAAATGCAACAGCAGAATATCCAAGCTCAAGCCGATGCGAATATCCAAACGCAACAAGCTTCCGCTCAAATGGAAATTCAAAAACAAGAAGCTCTTATCAGTCAAAAAATACAATTAGAACAAACTAAGGCCGAGCTTGAATTGCAAAGAATGCAACAAGAGATAGAAGCTAAGAAAGAGCTAATGAAAATGGAATTTGATTTCAACATGCAATTAAAAGGTATGGAGACTGATAATTACAAAGCAAAAGAGGGTTTTAAAGAAGATCGTAAAGATCAAAGAACAAAAATACAAGCAACGCAACAAAGTGAACTTATAGACCAAAGAAACAATAATTCTGGCGCTAAAGACTTTGAATCAGCCGGTAACGACATAATGGGTAGCGGCTTTGGCTTAGGTGCGTTTGAACCTAAGTAATAATACTAATAACAATTATATAATATTTTATCATGGAAGAAGAATTAATCAACGAGGTGGAGACTAATGAAGTCGAAACCCCTGTAGAAACAGGACCTGTTACACAAGAAGATGGAGTAATTAAAATCGACTTAAGAAAACAAGCTCCTGTTGAAGAAGCGGAAGAAGCTGAAACTGAAGAAGAAACTGAAGTAGAAGTTGAACCGCAAGATACTGAAGAAGCAGAAATTGAAGCTGAAGAAGAAATGGTTGAAATTCCTATTGAGGAAATTGAAACTGCAGAAGAAGAAGCTGAGGTTATTGTTAATGAAGAGGTTGAAACGCCAACTCAACCAGTAGTATCTGATTTACCAGAAAATGTACAAAAGCTTGTAGATTTTATGAATGAAACTGGTGGATCACTTGAAGATTATGTTAGACTTAACACTGATTACTCAAAACTCGATGAGGATACATTGTTAATCGAATATTATCAAAACACTCGTCCTGATTTAGACGAAGATGAGATTGCTTTCTTAATTGAAGACAAATTCATGTTCGACGAAGAGGATGATGAGCCTAGAGACATTAAAAGAAAAAAATTAGCAAGAAAAGAAGAATTACTTAAAGCTAAGAAACATCTTGAAGGTCTAAAAGCAAAGTATTACGATGAAATTAAAGCTGGATCAAAATTAACAAGCGACCAGCAAAAAGCTATTGAGTTTTTCAATAGGTATAATAAAGAAAACGAAGAGTCTCAAAAGGTAGCTGAAAAGCAAGTTAAGACATTCTTAAATAAAACGAAAGAGGTTTTCTCTACAGATTTCAAAGGTTTTGAATATGCTGTAGGTGATAAACGTTATCGTTTAAACGTTAAGAATCCTGACGAGGTGATGGGCAAGCAGAGTGATATCAATAATTTTGTTAAGAAATTTCTTAATGATAAAAATGAGATTGCAGATGCTAAAGGTTATCACAAATCGCTTTTCACTGCTATGAATACGGATTTAGTAGCTAATCACTTTTACGAACAAGGTAAAGCTGATGCTATCAAAGAAAGTATGGCTAAGTCGAAGAACATTGATATGAATCCGAGAGGGGCTCATGAAAATGTAACTGCTTCGAATGGTTGGACAATCAGGTCTGTAGATGGTGTAGACAATTCGCGTTTAAAAGTGAAATTTAAAAAATAACAAATTAAAATTAAAAGAAAATGGCAGGATCATTTGCAACTGCGCCATCTAGCTTGGCGAATTTATCACATTTAACTCCACGTCCAGTAAAAGGACTTTTTGGGGACAACTACTTAAGTGTAGCTGACTTAGACTTTACACAACAATTCTTACCAGAAGTATACGAGAAAGAAGTTGAGCGTTACGGTAACCGTACCATCTCAGGTTTCTTGCGTATGGTTGGTGCTGAATTACCAATGGCTTCTGACGTTGTTACTTGGTCAGAACAAGGAAGACTACACATTGCTTATGATGATGCTGAAGTTTTAACATCTACAACTATTGAATTCCCTGCTGGTCACTTGATCGGACCTGGAATGACTATCGTAGTTTCTAAAGGTGTTGTTACTGAGAAAGCATTCGTTATCAGTGTATCTGGAAACGTTGCTACTGTAGCTACTTACGGAGCTAACGCTACTTTGTCTATCACTGGAACAGGTGTTAAAGTATTCGTTTACGGTTCTGAGTACGGTAAAAAATCAAAAGAAGCTGGAAATTCAGTTGACGCGAGCTTTACAACTTTCAACAACAAACCTATTATCTTAAGAGATAAATATAGCGTTAGTGGTTCAGATGTTGCTCAAATCGGATGGGTTGAAGTTACTACTGAAATCGGAACTTCAGGATACCTTTGGTACTTGAAATCAGAGCACGAAGCTCGTATCCGTTTCGAAGATCAATTAGAAATGGCTATGGTTGAAGCTGAAAAAGCAGTTAACCCTATCACTAATGCAGCCGGGGCTCAATTAACTGGATCTGACGGTTTATTCTCAGTTCTTGAAGAAAGAGGTTTAGTATTTAACGATCCTAACTTTGGTGCTGCTGCTGGAGCTGGAATACAAGATTTCGACTTGATCTTAGCTGAACTTGACAAACAAGGAGCAATTGATGAGAACATGATGTTCTTAGATCGTGCAACTTCATTGTCTATCGACAACATGTTGGCTGGTCAAAACTCTTACGGAGCTGGTGGTACATCTTACGGCGTATTCGAAAACTCTCAAGATATGGCTATCAACTTAGGATTCTCTGGATTCCGTCGTGGATCTTACGATTTCTACAAAACTGATTGGAAATACTTGAACGATTCAACTACTCGTGGATTAGTTGCTGACGTTAAAGGTGTAATTGTTCCTGCTGGAACTTCTACAGTTTACGATCAACAATTAGGAACTAACATCCAACGTCCATTCTTACACATCCGTTACAGAGCTTCTGAAGCAGATGATAGAAGATTGAAATCTTGGGTTACTGGTTCTGTTGGTGGTAACTATACAAGTGATGCTGACGAAATGAACGTACACTTCTTATCAGAAAGATGTTTATGTGTTCAAGCAGCAAACAACTTCGTATTGTTGAAATCTACAAACGACTAGATTAAAATAGTGTAAGGATTGCCCCTGTTGTATTTACGGGGGCGATTTTTACTCTTTTAAAACAAATATTAAATTTTATTATATCATGGCAAAACAAACAAGACAAGACATCCAAGAAGATGTTCAAGCATATGCTCCAGAAACTGTAGCAGTAGATAATGCGCCGGTTAGTGCTCCGGCTAAAAAAGAAAAAGCAGCTCCTGTATGGGAGATAAAAGATAGATTGTATACATTAAAAACAGGTAAGACACCATTAGTGTTCACTCTTCCTTCAAGACATTCATCGGTATCACCTTTGTTGTACTTTGATCCGGAGTTGAAATACCAAAGAGAATTAAGATATGCAACTAACCAACCGTCAGTATTTGCTGATGAACAGAAAGGTGAATCTACATTAGGACGTATTATCATGCGTAATGGTATGCTAAGAGTTCCTAAAGAACAACAAAACTTACAAAAATTACTTTCGTTATATCACCCATTAAAAAATGTATTATACGAAGAGTATGACTCTGTTCAAGATTCAGTAGATGAATTGGATTGGATTAATTTAGAAATCGATGCGTTAATGCTTGCTAAAGATATGGATATCGACCATGCTGAAGCTGTATTGCGTTCTGAATATGGTAGCAAAGTTTCTGAGTTAACATCTAGCGAGCTAAGAAGGGATTTATTGGTATTTGCAAAACGCAATCCAAACTTGTTTATCAATTTAGCAAAAGATGAAAACATTCAACTTAGAAACATCGGTATTAGAGCTACTGAAGCTGGTATTATAAAATTGTCACCAGACCAAAGGCTGTTTACTTTTGGCGAAACAAATAGAAAATTAATGTCTGTTCCTTTTGACGAACATCCTTATTCAGCTTTAGCTGCATGGTTCAAGACAGACGAAGGAATGGAAGTGTATAAAAACATTGAGAAACGACTTAAATAAGTCACCATTTTATAGTGATAGGCTACTGTAATGGTGGCCTATTTTACTATAAATAATAAAAAAACATTATGGCTGTAAATATAGATACTGTTTATCAGAGAGTATTAGGAATACTCAACAAAGAACAAAGAGGATACTTAACTCCTCAAGAATTTAATCTATTTGCCAATCAAGTGCAATTGGATATTTTTGAACAATACTTTTACGATATTAACCAATTTGGTAGGATCGAAGGTAATAGTACAGAATATTCTGATATGCTATCAATATTAAATGAAAAAATAGATGCTTTCAGCACTTCTGGGGCATTAACTTATTCTTCTAATACATTTGCTCTTCCAAGTAATTTGTATCGATTAGGGACAGTTATTTACACAAATGCCGGAGAAGAGATTGAAGCTGAAAGAATCTTAAAGAATGAATTCTTATATATAAAATCATCACCAATAGCTAAACCAAGAAATGATAGACCTATATACATAGCGGATTCTGTTGGTATAAAAGTTTACGGTAACGCTGAATTAACTTCTGGTGTTAAATGTAATTATATAAGAAAGCCTGCTAAAGCAATATGGGCATACCAAACAGTATTTGGCAGTGCATTATACGATGCTACTAACTCAGTTGATTTTGAATTACATCCTTCTGATGAAACAGAATTGGTTATAAAAATATTAGGATTAGCAGGATTGCTATTGAAAGAGGCTGATATATATCAAGCTGCTGGATTAGAAGAAACAAAAAGTACACAACAAGAAAAAGCGTAATAAATGGGATTGATAGACAAAACTAATGAGGAATATTACTTAGGTCCGGATGGCGATTGGAATAGCTATGACGAGAACTACGGTAATTACCAATTCATATCTGCAAAAGATATTATAAACAATTTCATTATATCTTATGTTGGCGAGGATAAAGTAATAAGCAAAGTAAAAAGAACTGATGTAGCATTTCATACGATGAGAGCTATTCAGGAATTAAGCTACGACACTTTGCCATCAACTAAGTCACAAGAGATAGAGCTATCACCTAAATTACACATTGTATTGCCACAAGATTATGTTAACTACGTTAAATTTTCTTTTGTTGATAGTCAAGGTAATGAAAGAGTGTTATATCCAGCTACGAAAACAAGTGATCCATTACCTGTTTTACAAGACAGTAATTATGAATATTTGTTTGACAACAACGGTGAAATAACGTATGCTAATGAGTCTGAGACACTTAAGCGTTTTAAAGGTAATTATTATGGTGATAAACCGGATGATTTTACAGACGTTGAAAGACTTACTGAGATGAATATGGGTAGACGTTACGGTGGATCGCCAGAAAACATGCAATCAAATGGAACATTCTTTATCGATCAAGTTAAAGGATTAGTTCATTTTAGTGCTAACCTTGTTGGTAAAATCATAACTATAAAATACATAAGCGATGGACTTGCTTATGACGAAGATACTGTTGTTCATAAATTTGCTGAAGAAGCGGTTTATAAATATGTGGCTTACGCTGTATTAGCATCGAAACCTAGAACACCAGAATATGTATTGAATAGATACAAAAAAGAAAAAGTTGCTGCAAGAAGAAATGCTAAGATACGTTTATCTAATATTAAGATAGAAGAGATAGCCCAAACAATGCGTAACAAATCCAAACAAATAAAACACTAATATATGCCAAAATTACAGCACGTTTTCGCTTCTGGTAAGATGAACAAAGATCTTGATGAAAGACTTGTGCCTAATGGCGAATATAGAGATGCTTTAAATATACAAATAACAAAGTCGACTAACTCTGGTGTAGGTGTTGTTGAAAATATATTAGGCAACTCATTAAAGGATAATAAAGATTACAACCCGTCGACAGGCTTGCATACTAAATGGGATTTAGAAGACTCTACTTTAAACGAGTATGGTTTTGATAAAGACACAGCCAGATGTATTGCAACGCTAAGAGACGATAGAACAGAATGTATATATTTTATTGTTGTTGCTTCAAATAAAAGCGCAATAATTGAATACAATCAAAGTATAGACGTTATAACTCCTGTATTAGTTGATTTTAATAACGTATTAAAGCTATCTAAATTTATTACTGGTATTAATATGATTGAAGGATTATTGTTCTTTACAGACGATAATTCTGAACCAAAGAAAGTTAATATTAATGTATTCAAAGAAGCTTCTATTGCTACAGGGTTCAATGCTCACACTAGATTATACAATAGGGATTTTAATGAGTCTGATGTTACTGTAATAAAAAAATCACCATTAACAGCCCCGCTTATAGAAGCAAAAGCATCTAAGAGAGAAGGGGCGGGGACAGGTACTTCTCCAATTGTAGTAAACCAAAACTTTACTCAATTAATAAACGGTGGTTCAAACTTCGAATCTATACCTGCTGGTACTGATATAACATTGAGCTGGGTTGAAACACCTAATTATAAAGTTGGAGACATATTAGTTATGGCTGCTTCTTATGTTGATGATAAGAACTATGTTAATGAATTTGACATGCGCGTTAGTGTTGTTAGCGTTAATTCGCCTCTTACATCAGTTGTCGCTAAGATATTAAACATACCAAGTAACTTACCTAATCAAACTTTGACTTGGGAAATATTACTTGAAGAGAATGGAGCTATGTTCCAATACAAGTTTCCAAGGTTTGCTTATAGATGGAAATACAGAGATGGAGAGTATTCTACATATTCACCTTTTTCAGAAATAGCTTTTATACCTGGTAAATTTGAATACGTATCATCAGATGGTTATAACCTAGGTATGATAAATAACATTCGTTATTTGAAAGTATATGGGTTTGACACGCCGCCTGAAGAAGTTGCTAAAGTTGAGGTATTATATAAAGATGCAGATAGCACTGTTATATATACTGTCAGCGAATTAAAAGAAGGATTAAACTATTTAGAAATAGAATCAGAGATTGTACACAGTGTTGTAGAATCAAATCAATTACTAAGGCCTTGGGATAACGTGCCTAGAAAAGCAAAAGCTCAAGAGATAATAAGTAATAGAGTAATATACGGTAACTATTTACAAAACTATAATGTTCCTGAAAATTCAGCTGTTACATTATGGTCAGAACCAGTTGCGCATCCATCAGTAAAAGATGGTGTACCTTCTATAAAGTCAATAAGAACATATCAAGCTGGTGTTGTATTCAAGGATGCATACGGTAGAGAAACTCCGGTTTTCACGAATACAAAGGCATCGACAAATATAGATAGAGCTAATGCTGACAAAGTTAATAGCTTATCAGCTGTTGGTGTTGGTGATGCTCCTGATTGGGCAACACACTTTAAATATTTCATAAAAGAAACATCAGACGAATATTACAATTTAGCATTAGACAGATTTTATCTTGCTGAGGATGGTAATGTTTGGTTATCGTTTCCTTCTTCTGAAAGAAACAAATTAGATTTAGACACTTATTTAATACTTAAGAAAAAGCACGACTCAGATCAAGCTATAACTGATGCTACAGCACGATATAAGATTCTTGATATAAAGAATGAGGCTCCGTTGTTTATTGCTACAGTATTAAAATCTGTTGGTAATGGAACTTGTACATTATTATCTACGAGCAGACCAGAACCAGGATCTTTGCAATTCTCATTTGACGGACCAGTTGTTGCTGAAAATCCTGCTTTTGCTGGCGGTTTTGTATCTGGTAACTCAATTGTTATATCTAGCGGCGCAAATCAAACAGTATCGTATGAGATAAGCGGAGGTGGTCCAACAGGGGTAGGAAACAAATATACCGTTTCATTAAACGAACCAATAGGTACTGAAGCTGCTTTCTTAAGTAGTTTAACAACAGGAGATACTATAGATATTAGAGTTCAAGCTAAAGTTGTTGAAAATAAACCAGAATTTGAAGGTAGATTTTTTGCTAAAATAAATAGGAATGCTGCTTTTGATACTTATATAATCAATGCGTTTGCAATTAAGAACGAAAGATATGGTGTTCTTGAAGAAGCTGATGTACCAAATAGCATTGCTAATAATGGCCCTGGTGACGGTACGACTGGATTCGGATTTACGGATTCAAACGCTCCAAGCTCATACTGGACTACTAAAATGCAAAAACCAAAAGCAAACTCTGATTGGTTTGGTATAGGATGGTCGGCTTATGCTGGTGGTGAAGGTTCTCCAATAGACGTAGGTTTGCCAACCCACCCAATAATTGATGACTACTTATCAAAAACAAATACATCTGTCAGATTCTATGATGCAGCTGGTAACTTAAGCCAAGTGTATACATTGAAAGGATCTACTACCGGATACTCAAGAAGAGGATGGAATGGATGGGGAGGAGCAAGAACAACTAATAGTAATGCTGTTAAGTTTGTGACTTGTACTTTAGATCGTAAATTTGAGGCTGGGTTTACACCTGTAGGTATTCAAATAGTAAGAAAAGTTGTTGATTCTAATAACGACATCTTATCATCCAATAACCCTGCAGTATTCGAAACAGAACCTAAAAAAGGCGTTGAGCTTGATATATACTATGAAGCTTCAGATGCTTTGCCAATATCTCAATACAAAACACCATATAAATTAAATTGGTTCAACTGTTACAGTTTTGGTAATGGTGTAGAGTCTGACAGGATAAGAGACGATTTCAACGCTTTACGAATTGGTAAAGGTGTTAAAGTATCTGCTCCTTTAGCAGAACAATATAAAGAAGAAAGAAGATCATCAGGATTAATATTCTCTGGAATATTTAATTCTATCTCAGGCGTTAATAAGCTTAATCAATTTGTACAAGCGGAAGCAATAACTAAAGATCTTAACCCATATTACGGTAGCATACAAAAGTTACATGCTAGAGATTCCGATATTATTGCATTATGTGAAGACAAGATTATAAAAATATTAGCAGATAAAGATGCTTTATATAATGCAGACGGATCAGCTAATGTTACATACAGCGCAAATGTACTAGGACAAGCGGTTCCTTTTGCTGGCGAATTTGGAATATCAAAAAATCCAGAAAGTTTTGCTACTTACGGATTCAGAAGTTATTTCAGCGATAAGAGCAGAGGTGTTGTTTTAAGATTATCTGTTGATGGGTTAACGCTAATATCTGAAAAAGGTATGACAGGTTACTTTGGCGATGCATTAGGTGTTTCTGATTTTATATTAGGCAGCTACGACGACCTTTCCGATGTGTACAATATAACTTTGAATAATGCAACACTAAGCTTTGACGAAGGAGCAGATGGTTGGTCAACAAGAAAATCATTTATTCCAGAAGCGGCAGTTTCATTAAACAATATATATTATACCTTTAAAGACGGATTAATGTGGTCACACGATAATCAAACAAGGAATAAATTTTATAATGATCCTATAGCTAAGTCATCATTGCAATTTGTAATTAACGAGGAACCATCAAACATAAAGAACATAAAAACTCTTAGTTATGAAGGATCTGCTGGATGGACAACACCGTCAATAACGACAGATCAACAAGATGGATATGTTCCGGGTTATATTCCAAAAGAAGGCATATACTATAATTTTATTAAAGGTAAAGCAACTACTTGGGATAACGGTTTACAAACTGGAAGTTTAGATTCTAAAGAATTTTCTACTCAAGGTATTGGCATGTTGTCAAGTATTTCTGGATCTACTAATAAAACAGTATTCAAATTAACTATAAAAGAAAATAACGACTAACATGGCATTAAATAACTGCAGCATAAACCAAGTCGAATTAGAAAAAACAACAGGACAGCCAATAGGTAATAATGTTCCTAGATTAATAATAACTCCAAACACTGGATATGTTGTTAGCGCATCAAGTTTTAGTAATAACTCCGGGTCAATTCCCGGGGTTACTTCTATTTCATTATCTGATAGCACTACTCCAGGAACTATTAGCAATTTAGTTTATGTTGATATTGACTTAGATGATTCATTTATAATGCCGTCATCAGATACTAATATAACTATAGACATTGATGGTAGTGCTTCACTTGAACCAATAAGTATAAACGGTACTTATACAACAACCTTAACAAATTGCAGTACTTCTGGTCAGAATAATATACCTTATTCCGCAAGCGGAGCATATAATCAAGTTGTCCAGGTTTTTACCAAAACAATAGCGGCTGCCAATAATCATTATTTTAAAACGGCTCCGGTGTGTAGCATCGATTATGGAACGGTTAGTAATTACATCGTAACGTACATAGACGTGCTTGACGGTAGTAATAGATTAATAAGTAGAGAATTTATAGTAAGCTACAAACTAAAAAGCAATAGCGAATTTTCAAACCATATAACATTTACAGCGGTTGCTGAAGAAATCTACGTTGTACCGATAGAAGTAACTGCTTATGCATGCTCAACTTCTTCTATACCGACTTCAGGGGATACAAGATTGATGACTGTTTTTGGAACACCAACCGCAGAGTTTTCAGTTACTATTGTTGATCAAGATGATACGGAGCTAATATCTGTCCTTAATCAAGCGATTCCTAGTAATGGGTATTATGATATCAGTATTGCATTTCCATCAGCTACGATTAACAAAACGTACACTATAACACTCACAGGAGACTTAAGCGCAACGTTTAATACTCCATCTGGTCAACCTTCTGTATTTACTATAGATCAACATCAAGATATAACAATAGGGGTAACAGCTACGCACTCTGATAGTTCTGTTACTATCGATGCGTCTAACAATACAAAATCATTTCCTGCTAATACAACAATAAATGAAATAGACGGTTCGTTTGTTGCTAATTTTGTTATATCATCTACAAATACTATAACATTAGCAAGTCAGCCGGATGTTAATGATTTTACAAATACTGATTTTGATTTGAATGGCGGAAGTGACTTTTTAATAAAAGTCGCAACTCTTTCAAATGGAACAGCCCCTAATACTTTTGATTTGGTTGTTAGTGTTTCTGTATTGCGTTCAGGTGACTCAAACGTAACATCTAGCATAGATATTAGCTCATTAATAAATGTATCAACATCTCCGGCTTATTGTCCTTTATTTTCAGAGTTTACGCCTAACCTTGGTAACTCAACAGCAATGTCATTAATATATTCTAATATATGGGCAACTCCGTCTATAACTTATAATGGAACAGAACCAGCAACAGTCACTTTAAAATGGTATGCCTCTGGTCAGTCTTCATATCCTGGGTTCCCTGAGAGCACACCTCCTTACAGTAATGCTTATAGCACTCAATTGAACTTGACTCCGGGTGGATCATTTACATTAACATCAGGCTATATTAACTCCGCTGAAACAAACATATCTCTTAATGCCGCCGCATTTACTTGTGAATACGAATAAACTATAATAAATTTATATGGACCAAATAACAATTTCATTCAATTACCCAATTAACGTATCTTTGCAGAAGAATGTAAACGATATTGTTTATTTTAGCAAACCAAACGGTACAGTGTACAAAATAGGTAGATGTATAGATATAACAAATAATAGTATAACTTGCGAGATACCTGCGTCATATGACCGTCCAACTAGTTCTGATTTTGTATTCTTTGTTAAAGATACAGAGGCTAATACATCCGGCATAATAGGTTACTATGCAAACGTAGAATTCGAGATTACTTCTGGAGATAGAGTAGAGCTATTTGCGGTTAACTCAGAGGTATTCATAAGTAGTTAACAGTTAGGTATAAAGTGTGATTATAAATATAAAATATTAAACTTATGGTAGGAGCCGCATTAGGTGCCATACAAGGTATCACTGGTATTGTCGGTGGTATGATTGGTAGTGGAAAAAGAAAGAGAGAGCAAAGAGCTGCTCAACAAGAATATAACGTAAACAAAGCTGCATATCAGAATTTAGATACATCAAATCTATATTCTAATTTGCAGAATACTTATGAAGATCTAACAGTAAATCAAGGTGAAGCCCAATTCGTAAAGCAACAGCAACAACAGAATCAAGCTAATGTTATGTCTGGTTTACAAGGTGCTGCTGGAGGCAGTGGAATTGCTGCCTTAGCTCAAGCTATGGCTAATCAAGGATCTACAGATGCTCAAACAGCTGGTATATCTATTGGTCAGCAAGAGTCAAGCAATCAAGCCGCTAAAGCTGAAATGGCTGGTTCTTTGCAAATGGCTGAAAGAAGAGGAGCGGAAGATTCAAGAGCTTTAATAGCGGATAAAACCGAAACCTTATTAGGTATGTCTCAAAATAGATTGGCGTCTGCAAATCAAGCGAGGGCGGATGCAACAGCTTCTATAATGAAAGGTGTTGGTAGTGTTGCTGGAGCAGCTGGTTCTTTTGCTGCTGGCGGCGGGATGGGATCTGGAGTTAAAAATTTGTTAGGTAAATTTGCATAAATAAAATATAATGGAAGACGAAACTTTAATGGAGGAAACTTTAGTGGATGAAACTCCTGTATATCATGAAGATCCGATCAAGAATGATACTTACGGATACATTGATAAAATAACAAATGGAGAAGCTAAGCTTGGATTACCTAAGAATGCTAAAGCAAAATTAGGTGATTATCTTGTTAGCTTGAAAGCTAAATATAGTGACGCTGCCTCTCTGGTTAATAAATACGATGCCTCTCATCCAGTTTACAAAGAGAACATTGCTGTAATGAATGATATTCAAGAAAGCATAACAAACTTAGCTGGACAAGTAAAAGCATACGAAAAAAACCAAGCTGAATTTATACAGGATTTTGATGGTGATGCATTATCTAATGGTATATATGTTGAAGGTAAAGGCGAAAAAATAAACAAGTTGTATACTGGTAAGTTAGATATGGAAATTGATAACTCCGGTAATATATTGTTTGGTGAAGATGGCAACTATAGCAACCTCAGCACACTATCTCAGTATTACTTAAAAGATTTTGGCTCTGCTGATAAGATATTGAAATTAACAAATCAAATCTATAATCAAGCACAACCGTTAAGTGCAATGCGTAAATCTATGGCAGTTGACCAGATTAAAAGCATCGTCAAACAAGGAGGGAGAGATTCTGTTATATCTTTGATCAATGACGATTTGATACCTGGATTAGATGGTTCACAGATACCAAAAGAATATTATAAGCGTGAAAACTTTGATAAATTATCAGAGTGGTTTTATGGTAAGCTAGGCGCTGGAATTGAAGCTGCTGCAAAAGCTGGGTACGAAGATAAGCTTAATAAAATGGAAGCTCAAGGCGATTTGAAATTTCAACAGCATCAGAGATCTAAATTATTTGATAAAGATATCTCTGTACAAACAGCTGAAGAAAAAGCTAAGATAAAGCAACAATATGGAGGAGGAACAACCACTACCGTAACAAAAGGAGGCAAAACAAACGGAAAGACATCAAAATTGTCGGCTGATGAACTAAGAAAAATAACATTGTCCAAAAAAGTACCGGTAACAAAATAAAAATATAATAATATGCTAAATCCAAAAGCAATAAGAGTAAAATCGCAATTGGCAAACAGTAAAAAAGGGAAGTCTTCTACGGGGGGTTTCCCTGAAACTGATTTTGCAGGTGATGTAAATAAAGTATTAGGTATTGATAAATTAGTAGAAAGCAAACCAGAGCAACCTAAAAAAGTTGCCAGTTCTCAAAAACCAGCGCTGAAATACACTGACCCTTTAAACGACTACGTGCCAATTGGCGAAGCTGAGGAGTCTTATATTACGCCAGAACAACAAGCTGAAAACAAAGTATTGTCTGATATAGAAGTATATAAAAAAAGAAATTTGCAGAATGGTATTGTAATTGAATACACGCCTGAGCAAATTAAGAATAAAGTAAAAATACAACTACAATCAGATAGTGACGATAGAGCATATGAATCTAGAGCAAAAGCAATAGCGTTAACAACTGATGAAGAAGAGGAAATAGATTCTGAATACAAATCAATAAAAGAGCAAAGTTTTGCAATGCCAGGTGAAAGTCTTACGCCTATTATGGCTTTAAGACAAAGAGCCAAACAAGAGTTAATAGATAGCGGCGTCAAAAATATAAATGACAATACTATTGATACCTATGTTGAAAAGATATTCAAAGAAGAGAAAGAGGCTGATATTGCAAAAGCAAAAAGCAATGAGCTGCTTAGGAATTCAACCCCTGATTTTCAAGAATCAATTAAAAGATCTATAAGAAGACAGCAAGACGAATTAGGGCTAAAAGAAAATAAAAATGTAGAATTACTTGTTGCTGCTGAAACAAAAAGAAAAGAATCAAAAACTTATATAGACAAACTATACGAAATAAGAAAAAATTATTTTGACGGAGATACTCAGGTTAAAGCAATGGATCAACAAACTGCTTCTGATTATAATCGTCTTATTAAAAAAGCTAAAGACGCAAGTAATGCTGGTGCAATCATCGCCAAAGGCATAGATACATCTGTTGAAGAAAAGGCTAATAAATTAGCTAGAGAATATGACCTATTAGATAGAGAGTATGGTAGATTAAGTGAAAGATCTTACGACTTTGCTATAATGGGCGGTAATGTATTAAAAAATATATATGGTATTGGAGGCTGGGCAGCTAGAGCAGCTAATTCAGTTTACGAATCTGTTGCTGGCGACGATGGTAAAGTTAGCACACCTCAAAACTCCTCGCTTTTAAAAGCTGTTGAGTATTTCGACAATAAAGCTGCTGATGTTAGCATGGAGTTAAAAGGCTTACAAGAAGAAACAGCTGAAAAAACAAAAGGTATATATGGAGTAAATGGGTTTATTGATCATTCTGCAAACATGCTTATTGATCAATGGTCCACTATAACTACATTAGGAGCTGGAGGAAAGCTAGGGCTTACCGCTGTTGGAGCACTTGCTACAGGTGGTAAATATGCAGAGATGACCGACGAAACAAATGGGTCAGGCTACATAGAGACAGCTATTAATAAAGGGGTTGATAAAGCTAATGAACTTCCGGAAAAATATAGCGATAGTCAATACGTATTTGCTCCTTTATTACACGGTATGTTAGAAGCCGGTTCTGAATATGTTACACAAGGAATATTGAAGAAAGCCTCAAATGTATTTAAAATAGCAGAAGCTGAGAGTGGTATAGTTAGGAAAACTGCAATGGACAAGTTTAAGTCTACAATAAAAGAAAACGGTATAGACTTATTTAAAGAAGAAGCTGGGGAGCTTATAACCAACATTGGACAAAACGCCGTTGACAAATATTTATTAGGTAAAGAGGACGTTAATCTACTTGACAATAGCGCAGAAGTAATAAGGGACACTGCCCTAATGACAGTTTTATTCCAGTCTGCACCGCATATTGCTGTGGCAGCTGCAAAGCCATTCTTTAAAGAAAATAGTTATGCAAAAATACAAGATAACTCTTACAAAATACTTGAATTAACTAAAAGACTGGAAACCGAAAATTTAACAAAGTCTGAAAGCTCAGCTATAAATAGCAAGGTAGAATCGCTAAGAGCAGATAATAAAAATTCTATAAAATCAGCTTTTAAAGTGGCTGCTGATATGCCACAAGAAAACTTCACAGCATTGCTTGACTATGAAAATGAAATGGCTAAAATAAAGAAAGAAGCTACTGAAATATACTATAGTGATAAAAGCGATAAAGGCTCTTTAATAAAAGAATTAGAAGAAAAATATAAAAGTGTAAATAAAGAAAGAAATAATACTTTACGAGCCGCAGATCAAGCATTTAATACACTAGCATATGGATTATCAACTTCAGATAAACAAAGTGTATTTAACCTTTTGTTACAAAAGCAAAAAGCGGAAGGGGCAAATATTGATCCGGATAGTATAAACTATAAGATCAATAAAGAACAGATAAGATTAATAGAAAACAAAGTAAAAGATATAGTTCTTAGCAAAGGTTTTGATAAAGAATTTGTTGATGGCAAGTTTATTTCTGAAGGCGGTGATATAGATGTTGAAAGACTTAATAAGTCTATGAGCAACTTAGGCTTTACATCAGAAGTTATTGTGTTGGATGACGCTGATAGTGTAGCTGATTTCGCTGCTAAAAATAATATTGCCACTACTCCAGAATCACTAAATGCAAATGGTCAATTTTTAGTTGACGATAAAACCAAAAAAGAGTACTTAATATTAAACAAAAAACATATTGTTAAAAATGGTTTGTTTAATACGGGCCAACACGAGTTTTTGCATAAAGTAATAAATAAAGCAATAAGTAATGATCCAAATTTAGCAATACATTTAGGTAAAAGCTTATGGCAAGAAATAGATAGATACCTTGGAGGTAAAGCACAAGATACTGAACTTGCGGCAAGACTACAAATATATCAGAACTCATACGAATCTGGCAATTACGATTTTGCTAAATATATAGAGGAAGTATTGCCATTGTTCTCGGAAGCGTTATCCGACGGGACGATAGAATATAGCACCGCTAAAACATTCCTTAATGCCGTAAGAAATATAGTGTACAAAGTGTTTGGATTTTTAAACATGGATATAGAACCGTCTTTATTAAAGCTTGACACTGGGGCTGATATTGCATCTTTCGTAAAAGAATACAATAAAGGCTATGCTAAAGGAGAATTTAGTAAAGCAATTCAGGCGCTAGCAAAAGACGGAAAATTCAAGACTATTAAACCCGGCAAAATGAATATATCTGAGGATAATATGTTTTATCGTGTTGAACAGCCACCTTTGACAGTCAAGCAAAGAGCTGACATGAAAAGAGCAGGTAGATTGAATTCTAGACTATCTCTTGGTTACAAAGATCAAAGTTTGTCTATTGACGAGCGTATGGATGCTTTAGATAAAGCTTTGGACAATGATGATATAGATTTTGATTCATATGAAGCTGAAATGAAAAAGTTAGAGTATGAGGAAGCTAACGGATCACCAATGGAGGAGCCAGTTGCAAAAGCGATTTCACAGGTTAAGAAAGCATCGGAAAATAAAATTGTCATATCTGAAGAAGACAAATTAAAAAATGTTATTAGAGATAATAAGGCTTCAGTAGCTTCTGAAAAAGTTCAGGCTATATACGATGCTAAAGGTATAGACGGAGCCTTCGATATAATAAAATTGTTTCGTCCTATAACAATGAAGATTGTTAATAAAAGAAAAGATGCTCCTGGTTTTGACGAAGAACTTTTAAGAGATGAAATAGAGACTGGTGATGGTGGATTAATGGCATTAATAAAAACATATAAGCCTTCTTCTGGAACACCTTTGGCTGCTTATATAAATAAAAACCTTCCATTAAGAGCTATTGCTGCTTCAAAAAGAATACTTGACCAAGAGTTTTTCAAAGACTCTAGTGAAGAGAAAGGTTTAATGGCAACAGAAACGGCTGATCAAACAATGACAGCTCGAGTAGCCGAAAAGCCTAAATATGCTGATTCAATAGAGGCTAATGTTTTAGAGCCGGAAGCATTTGAATCTATTAAGAAAAAAGTTTTATCTACAGTAAGAACTTTAAAATCAAAGGTAGATGAGAAAGTGTCTATCAACAGAACGGTTACCCCTATAATAAGCGAGATTATTAGTGAATTAGGAACTCAAGCAGATATAGATATAAAAACTGCGCTTGGAGGGAAGGCTGACGGAGTGTTAAGAAAAAGCTTGTTGACCAATAAGCGTTATATTCTTGAGAATATGACTACTACATGGTTAATGGGTAAAGATAATGGCACTTCCGTAGCAGGAGGTATTCCTCAAGCAATACAGAAAAAAGTAGGAGGTAAATGGTTATCCTATCCGGATTGGATTGGTAAAAAAGCTGACAGAGAATCAGTGTCTACAGATTTAGCAGGCAGAACATCTGGAGCGGAGTTAGTTAGAAGATTACCAAATGCTTTTAATAATATAACGA